CTCTTGAACGTTGGAGATGGATAACCATTGGTGCAGCTACTCTTGTTGCTTGGTTATTAACAAACGTTATCCCAAAAATATTACCCTAAAATTGAATTGACATTTTCGATTGAGAGTGTTATACTTACTGTATAACAATTAACAATATTAGATAATTATATTATGCCTTCTTACATTGATACAAATATGTAAATATCCTTTCTTCTCGGCTTTCTCTTTTCAAACGAAAGACCAACGGATTGTATAATTTCCGTTGCCCCTTTTGCGGCGATTCTCAAAAGAGTAAAACGAAAGCGCGTGGTTATTTCTACCAGAGAAGAACCGATTTATTTTTCCGATGTCATAATTGTGGTCAAAGTAGCACTTTCTCAAACTTCCTCAAACAATTTGATGGGGAAACCTATAAGGAATACGCTCTTGAGAGATACAAAGAGGGTATCACAGGAAAGGGTCACAATACACCTGACCCAAAAATTAATTATAAACAACCCAAATTTCACTCAAAGATAGAATTACCACGAATCAGTGATTTGGATGATGACCATTTTGCTAAGACATACTTGATAAATCGTTCTATTCCCCCTCAATTTTTGAATTACCTATATTATACAGATGATTTTAAAAAGTTTGTCAATAAGATGACAAACCGAGAATATGAACTGAGTGAAAATGAACAGAGAATTGTAATTCCTTTCTTTGATAAAAATAAACAACTAATTACATTTCAAGGTAGGGCATTTACAAACACAAAATTACGTTACATAACTATTAAGATGGATGAGGAATCATCTAAAATATTTGGATTGGATCGTTTGGATTTAGAGAAACCTTTCCATATAGTTGAAGGACCATTTGATTCTATGTTCCTTCCAAATAGTATTGCGATGGCTGGTTCAGATATTAGTTTCAGAGGAAATGATGATATCAAAGAAGCGATGGATAATCATAAAGGAACTATAATATTTGATAATGAACCTAGAAACACAGAGATTATATCTAGGATGGAAAAAGTCATCGATAAGGGTTGGAACATTTGTATCTGGCCAGATTCAGCTGATTGTAAAGATATAAACGACATGATACTTTCAGGCATCATTCAAACAAGAATAATTGAAATTATAAATAAAAATACATTCAAAGACCTGCACGCAAAAACTCACCTAGCAATATGGAGAAAGAAATGACCGTACCCGATCCCGAAACATTACCAACCCAATATCAGCAATTTATTCATTTGTCAAGATACGCTAGATGGGATTATGATAAGAAACGAAGGGAAACATGGGGGGAAACGGTTAATCGATATTTTGGATTTTTTCAAGAACATTTAAAAGAGATGTGTGGTTATAATTTAGAAAATGGTGAACTGGAAAAATTGAAAAAAGAAGTGTTGTCATTAAATGTGATGCCTTCTATGCGTTGTTTGATGACGGCAGGAGAAGCACTCCGTAAAGAGAATATTGCTGGATACAATTGTTCTTATGTGAAGATTGACAGTCCACGTTCTTTTGATGAAATTCTTTATGTTCTCATGAATGGAACAGGAGTAGGATTTTCAGTAGAAGCAGACCATGTAAATCATTTGCCCGTAATTGCGGAAGAATTTCATCCAACAGATACAACAATAGTAGTTGCTGATTCCAAACTTGGATGGGCGAAGGCATACAAAGAATTACTCAGTCTCTTGTGGAGTGGTCAAGTTCCACAATGGGATTTATCTAAAGTAAGAGAAGCAGGAAAACCCCTGAAAACATTCGGAGGAAGAGCATCTGGTCCGGAACCATTGGATGACTTGTTTCATTTCTCATCGGAAATATTTCAAAATGCAGCAGGAAGAAAACTCAAACCCATCGAATGTCACGACATAGTATGCAAGATTGCAGCTATAGTTGTCGTAGGAGGTGTTCGCCGTTCAGCGCTTATTAGTTTGTCAGACCTCAACGATGAGGAAATGAGAACAGCAAAATCTGGTCAATGGTGGGAACGTGAAGGGCAACGAGCACTTGCTAATAATTCAGTAAATTACAAAGAAAAACCAAATGTCGGAACTTTCATGAGAGAATGGTTGTCACTATACGACTCCAAATCTGGTGAAAGGGGAATGTATAATGGTGCCTCGGCGAAATCACAAGTAGAGAAATTAAATCAGAGAGAAAAAGATGAAAATCAAGAGTTCATTAAAAGGAGAGAGCCCAGAGAAGATTTTGGAACTAATCCATGTAGCGAGATTATACTCAGAAGTAGAGAGTTTTGCAATCTATCCGAATGTATTGTCAGAAGACATGACACTGCCGAATCTCTTGCTAAGAAAGTGCGGGTTGCGACTATCATTGGCACATTTCAATCCACCCTCACAAACTTCAGATATCTTACTAAAGAATGGGAACGAAACTGTTCAGATGAACGACTACTTGGTGTCTCGCTCACCGGCATATTAGACAATCCGTTGACGAGCGGTAGAAAGAAAGGATTAGATGAACTTCTCCAAAATCTTAGAAAAGTTGCTGTGGAAACGAACAAAGAGTGGGCTGATAAATTGGGAGTTAACAGATCGGCGGCAATCACTTGTGTCAAACCTTCTGGTACTGTTAGTCAGCTTGTTGATAGTGCTTCTGGTATTCATGCCCGGCATAGCGAGTATTATATTCGGACAGTAAGAGCAGACAACAAAGACCCTCTCTGTCAGATGATGAAACAGAGTGGATTTCCAAATGAACCCGATGTAACCAAACCAAATCATACTACTGTCTTTTCTTTTCCTACACAAAGTCCAAAAGGTGCTATTTGTAGAACTGATATGTCGGCACTAGAACAGTTAGAACTATGGTCAACGTATCAAGAACACTGGTGTGAACACAAACCTTCCATAACAGTTTCGGTCAAAGATGAAGAGTGGCCTGAAGTTGGTTCGTGGGTATGGGAAAACTTTGATGATATTAGTGGTATTTCTTTTCTTCCATTTAGTGACCACACCTATCGTCAAGCACCCTATCAAGATTGTACTAAACAAGAGTTCGATGATATGTCGAAAACAATTCCTAAAGATGTTGATTGGTCAACATTGTCTCAATTTGAACAACAAGATTTTACATCTGGTTCTCAGGAACTTGCTTGCTCCGCTGATGGTGGGTGTGAGATTGTAGATATATAGAATCATAATGACAAATATTAATTTTTTGGAGCGAAATGGAAGACGAGATAATAACCGATGTAGATTGTTCAGCGTGTAATGCTGTGTATACCCTAACATTTGATACAAGAGAATTGAGGGGAGAATCAATAGACAATGTAGAATTTCATTGTACGTTTTGTGGTATATTGATGGAGCCATATTACGAAAAAGAAGATTAGGTGGAGTTTGTTGCGGGAATAGATTATTCTCTAACTTCTCCCGCTGTATGTGTAGGGAAAATCGTAGATGGAAAACTGGAATTTAAAAACTGTAAGTTTCATTTCATCAAGAGAACAAAATATCATGAATCCTTTGGTGTTTTCAGGGGATATGATTATCCTAAATACTCAAGTGAGATAGAAAGATATGTTCGACTTGCCGAATGGACAATAGAATGTATCCGATGGTATACTGGAAGAGCAGAACACGTTTACATAGAAGATTATGCTTTTGCTGCGACAGGGAGAGTATTCAACATTGGTGAGAATACAGGAATACTCAAGGAATATCTTCACAGGAATGGATTTCGTTTTACAACGATTCCACCCACAGTAATTAAAAAATTTGCAACAGGAAAAGGAAATGCCAAAAAAGAATTGATGTATGAAACATTTTTAGAAGAAACTAATATTGATTTACAAAATCGTCTATCACCGAGGTCAATCAAAATTACTAATCCTGTTTCAGATATTGTAGATTCGTACTACATTTGTAAGACAGGGTTACTCTAATTAGGAAGCTATGTCTCCCCAAACATTGAGTTATCCATATTTAATCGAAACGAGTAATCAAAAAATTCAGAAATACAGCAAATCAGAAGCAGACAGTGAGGCTGAAATCTTACAACAGTCTGGAGAAAATGTAGAAGTTCACCACAGAGGTTTTCTCTTATACAAATTGAGTGGGCAATTTCAAGGAAGTCTTTTCCCATAAAAAACTTGACAATATAGATATTAGTTGTTATAATTATATTATACAAACAAATGAGAAAATTATGAGCATGATGAAATTCGATGGATCTAAAATAAGAGAGATCAGAGAAAGAAGAGAAAGAGGACTACCACCAACTCCTACTGATGGAGATGTTGTTGTTGCTTCAAAGAATGCAAAGGGTGGTAGTGAACTGATTTATGAAAGAGTCAAGGAGAGAGTGCCTGAAGACCTGTGGGAATACTTTCAAGTCATACTTTCAAGAGTTCGTGATTATGATGGAAGACCAAAAATTCTTTGGTTTCAAGACACATCTAAAGACCCCGAAGTTCAATTCCTAAAAGATAAAAAGTATAGAGACCAGTTTGAGCGATTTGTATTTCC